CAAGACCATCGAATCTAGCTTCGACAGAATTTGGTTCTACATTTTGTTCAATTAAAGTTACTATGTCTTTAAGGATTTCTGCCTCCGGTCTGCCTTCTAACTTAACAAGAACGTCCTCTAGGGAGCGGTCACCGTCAAAGACAGAGGTTACATCCTCGATAAAATCTGGAGACAAATTTGAATTACCTCGCGCAGACACCAATTCGGTAATCATTTGCTTAGAGATAGATACGGCTAATTCTGAAAACGCTTCCGCTTGATCCTTAGCCGAAATGAAATCATTAAGGTTGGGAACACCTAGAGCGCGGTTTTTAGCAAGATTAAAAGCTTCAGGCCCAAAAGCAACAACGTCTGCATAACGTACCCTAAGCGCATTTTCAAAATCTTCGTTAACCTCAGCCCTAAGAGCCGGGTCTGCTTCGTCCAGCAAAACTTCTCTGTATGAACTAATATCTGTTTTAATCTGGTCAAAAGCATCTTCGCTATAAGAACTTACCTTGTGCAAAGATTTCAGAGAATCATAAAGCTCTTGCGATTGCCTAGGAGTAAGATTTCTTTCTTCCGCAAACTCATTTACCAAATCCCTCGCACTTTTTAAAAAATCTGGATTTGTGCTTGCGGTTTCAAGCAAAACAGTAAAAGGCTCTAAGTCTTCTTTAATAACGTATGTCTGATTAAAGACTGAAGTAAATTCACCAAAGCCTACATTGGCTACGTTCTCTGCAAAATTTTTATATATGTCTTTTACTGCGTCATGAATTGGATGCAGTGGATTATTAGCTGCTATGCGATAATCTGACAAAACATCCAAAAAGGTATTTATACGCCTGGTTCTTTCGTTATTATCTGCGTTCGAAAAAATTTCAAAAAATTCATTGAGAGATGCAGCGGCCTCTTGAGCGGCCTGTTCATCAATGCTTTTTCTTAGCGCAGCGCGACTACTATTTTTACTTTTAGCATCAGTAAATAGTTTGCTAAGGTCTTTTTCAATTTGCGGACTTAAGCCCAAAGTAGCACTGGCATTTACTATTTCGGAAATTTCTTTCGCATAACCCAGAGCTTCCACCGGGAAAAGATTTATATCTTCTCGCGAAACGGGGCTACTTGTACCCAGAGCAAATTGGATTGAGTCCAATATATTGGTCTTTGCTTCGGGGGAAACATCTAAATCTTGGTCAAGGCGTCCGATAATGTTGGCCATAGAGCCGTTAAAAATAGCCCTCTTTATCTTGCTATCCTGAGCTATAAACTCTTCTGTATTAAAAATTCCAGCATTGAATGCGTCAACCGAAACTAGTTTCGCGCTTTCGACAAGCTCCGCAGTCCCTTTATCATTAAATCTAAGGACCGTCGCCGGAGAAGCATCTAGAGAGCCAATACTAGGAGGGCCGTAACTCGAAACTATCACGTCGTTTTCAGAACGAGCATCTAAGTCTAAAACTGCCGCGACGCCGGGAGCGCCAGCTTGACTAATTATTGCTTGGATAACCTTTGCGCCCTCTTCAACAGAATCTTTGGAACTTCTATTAGCGCCAGATGCAAACCTTCTAAGTTGAGACGCCCTTAGCTGAGAAGTTGCGCTTGCAAGGTAAGATTTACCAATATCCTGAATTACGCCCTTCCAATATCCAGTGGCATTGGCAGACATGTTCTCAAGGTAATTGGCCATATTCCGACCAAAAACATCAGGGTTCTGATATTTCGCCGCAAAGATACGACCTTGGTTTTTAATCTCTTCTTCAATGCTTTGTTGATAGCGAGATTGAATAACCCGCCTGTAAGCATCGCTGCCAATGTTTCCCATGCCAGCCATTGCTTCTTTACCAACGGCAACAGGCTCACCAGTTTCGGGGTCAATGGTTATAATCTGATCGGGATCAATTGCTTGAGCAAACTCTACCCCTTTTATCTGCGCGTCTTTAGCAGCTCTTGAAAAAGCTTTTCCCGCAATCTCGTTAGCGCCTCGCTCAAAAGCAGCAGCCGTTGCATTCCCTTCATACACCCTAGGCGCAGAAACGGGTCGAGAAATGACTTGGCGGCTTTCTCTGAAAACTTTAGGGGCAGTAATGGCCATAATGGTCCCTTACGTATCAAGAAAGGAAAAGGGTTTTTGAGGGGGCGGGGAGCTTGGCATACGAACTTCGTTGTAGTCCATCAAGCCTGTCAGAGCAGTAGTAAACGCATTTGCAAGGCCAGACGCTCTAATGTCTGCCGCCCTACGACGCTCAGACATGGCCGCGATAGACAGAGCAAGGTCTTGTTGTTTCCCTTGAAACTCAACGTTTGCGATGTCGCTGTAAGCGATTTCCCTTTGACGCTCCAAGAAAGCGGCAACAGAACGATCAACTCCAGAAATGTCCCTGCTCATAGCCCCACCCATCAAGGCAAGATTGGCAGACTGCGCAAATTGAAATTGTTCGTTGCGCAAATTTGATTGCTGTTTTGTTGACACCTCGTTCTGAACGCGCTGCGTTTCAGTCATAAACGCATTTAGCTCGGCAGATGCAGCCGCAGCGTTTGCGCGAGATATACTGCTAGCGGCAGAAACCGCAGAGCCAATTAAGCCAAGGAATTGAAACATCAGATAATTACCTCCGCTACAAATCCATTAACTTGAATAGGCAAAGGCTTTGCCTGAGTTATGGAAACTTGCGGGTCACGATCAAACCCAAGAAGCCTTACTTCCTTTTTTCCCGTAAACGAAGAAGAAATTAAAGTTGGCCTAGTATTAACCTTAGCGTCGTAAGTTCCCACCAAGTCGAGAACCACAGTAGACAAACCTCTGTAATCCCCTGTTCTTGGTCCATTTGAAATTGTTGCATCCATAGGGTTGCTTGTTAAAGTAGCCGTGAAGGCAAACCCAATCTCAACATCCCCTGTGGTGTACAAAGCACTTACATCGACTTGACCAGAAGCAACCGTAAACAAACCCAAGTATTCATTGTCTTTTACAACAGCAACTTCAGTTCCATCCGTAAAGTCTCCGGTGACAGTAGCTATTCCACTGCTCAACGTGTAGATTTTTGAGCAATCAAGAGAATAGTCATAGTCAAACTCACCAAGAATAAGTTCTTTACCGCTTCCCGTATCTATCCAAGCAGACGCAAAGAGCCTGTCATCAATCGCGATAACATCGTAAAAATCACCAGAACAAGTAAATCTACACCAGCCCGCTCTTTTTTCAGCGCGGTTGGAGCTAAACAAAACTAGCTTGCTAGAAGATGTCGCAAAAATTGCGTAAGATTCTGGAGTATCAAAAGCTCCGTGACAAACGGTTTGAGACGTAGCATCACCAAGCAAATGCGAAGCGATTGTTGACACAGCTACAGAGCTATAAGCATCTTCTTGGTCTGTATATATAAACTCACGTGCGACCTTGCCCCCGCGCTGAATAAACAGCGTAGCCCCATCTAGTGAATGCGGTTCAACAAACTCCGTTCCATAAGGCGTTTGCGTTCGAATTTGAGCATTGCTCGGCGTGATTGCTTGGTTGAGATAGGTGGGAACATAAAGCTCGGAACTTGCAGAAAATACCTGCAAATCACGACTTGAGCGCAAATAACGAATATCGTGAACATCGCTGTTCGCAGCAACAAGGTTTATTGAGTCTGCATCTGCGGCAGTGCCAACATCAAAGTTATAAAAGCTGCCAGTCTTGCTAAACCAAAGAGCATCCGGTTGAGCAATTGAAGCCGCCAAAACCAATCTGTTTTCGTGGAATGCGAGAGCTTGCGGATAACCCCTTAACGCTGAAAAGGATTGTTCGCTCCAAACCGTAGTTGCCGCAGAGGTAACAACCTTAACGTATCCACCGCCATCTTCTGCGGTGTTTGCCGTTGCGCCAGCCTCAAAGGTGTAAGTATTTTCGTCAATGATTGTGCCAACGGTTCGAGCGCCGTTAAGGCTTGCGGCGTTGATTCCACCTACAGCAGAAGCCTCCTCAAACGTTATGGACTCACCACCGGCAAAGCCATGATTGATATGCGTGACTTCAACAGTAGCATCGCCATCAATTGTTCTGAAAGGGTTCAGAATCTCAAGACGCTGACGCAACGTTCCGTTAATATCTGCGGTTGCAGTCGTTGCATTTGTCACGCTGGTAATCTGCACCTCTGTATCGTGATACCTAAGAATCACTCCCTCGTGCAGCGAGTTCGGAGAAGTCGTGTCAAAGTAATCTGCGCTGGTTGTAAGCGTAACACCCGTGCCTGTAGTCGCGCTTGCCGACAAAGTTACATCGGAAGCGTGGAACACTGAGTAAGGCTGATAGGTCAGGGCCGAATCATTGCGCTCATCGAAGGTCATCGGAGTAACCTCAAAGGTAGTGAGGCTAGTCCTTACAAGCTGACGTGGCATGAACAGCGGATGCGCAATAAACAAAACATCGCCATAGTGCGCATATGTGTATTCGTGAATGTAATCATCATCAAAGGGCAGGGCCGCTGCGTTAGTGTCCTGCGTAATCGTTGAAGTGAGAGACAACGCTCCGGTTGTCGGGTCTATGATGAACACGCGCAACTGCGCATTCTCAATAGAAACAATGTAGCGCTCTTCTGCGTCAAAAATAAACGGAACCAATCTCGACTGAAACGTTTTGGTCGTGTCCCTAGTAATACTAAAATCATAGATTCGGTTAAGACCGGGACGCCGCTTAACCCCACCCTCAGAAAGAATGACCATGTTCTCAATTCTTTGGGCGGAAGATTGGTAGATAGGCGTGTCTGTGCGCATTAGCGTAGACTCGCTGACTTCCCCAAAAGAGAAGTTATTAACGGGTACGCGTATTTTCTGCATTAACTGCGTCTTTCAGCAATAAACCTTGAAGTGTGGAGCTTGCGAGTTGTTTGCTGCTGAGAGTCAATTCGTCTGGCTTGAGCCATCATGAAGTTACCCTTCTGGGTAAGCAATTGGGCGATGCCATTATCCCTCGCAAGCGTAACTGCAAAGGACGCAGCAAGCATATGCTGCATCGCCACCTTGAAGGTAGAAGGCCAAACTGATTCATCCGCGCGGCAAATGTAATCCATAACGACCGTATCGGTAGAAACGGCATTGCAATAAATATCGCTGCCATAAACATCATACTTCAACGGCAAGTCATTCACCGTAATTGTAATGATATTTATCAAGTCCCCCGGAGCGCGATAAGCTGCGTCCCAACGGCTCTTGGGGGCAACGGACATTCGAGTGAGTGTTCTTTGCTTGGCGGCAAAACGCCATCTGTGATTTGCCAATGAGGTCTTAACCATGTCTTCATAGACCGCATTCGCAACATCAGCTTGCGCAGTTCCATCGGTAAAAGATGAAATAGCCTCATCGCCCATAAGATACAGGGCGCTGTTTACAACTTCGAGAGCGGAATCAGCTACATCAGGCATAGTAGATTAGGGGGGCCGAAGCCCCCCTACTCCTTAGTCAGTGTCGGTTTCGGCAAGGGCAGTGCCATCCGAAACATCGACCACACCAGCGGCATTCGACAGCACAGAGACGAGGTTAGTCGTCGGAGTGTTAGTGTCTGCCACGATGATTACGTCCCGGACAGCAAGCATGTTCGAGGCGTCGTTGAAGTAACCAGAAGTGTTGACCGTCGCAATCGCATCTGCCGTGGTGTAGAACCACAGATCAGCATTCGACGCGCCACCAATGCGGGTCAGTCCAGCAGCGGAGAAAGCCATTCATCAGCCCCCTTAGTTGTTGTCGAGGACTTCGTAGATACCGTTGCTATCAATAACAACAGCACCCATCGACATCATCGAAGTTGCAAGGTGAGACACTTTCTCGGCCACATAGTTAATCTCAGTTTGAACGTCAGCGTTCACACCAAGACCAACCGCAGTCGTATGGTAAGCAAAGTTTTTGCCACCAGTAACCGCAGAAGTCGAGAAAATCTTGAAGCCGAGGAACTCCTTCATCGTCATGCCGCCAGCAAACGGAAGGTTCTGCGGACCAACATAATCCGAGCTAGCAAACTCGTTAATGTTGAACAGGTCAGCAAAACCCGCAGGTGCCATTGCAAGATACCGTTGACCGTCTTCGGGAATATCGGCAGAGCCAAACGTCTCGAAGAGAGTAAGCAGATCAGCTTTGACTAGAGCGCCGCCAGTGTCAGCAATCTGAGTCGCATTTGCGCCTGCATCCATAGCGGTGATGAGAAGCTCATCGGTCTTACGGCCAAGAGCCGCAGCCGAAGATTGCGCAACAGCTTGACGCTCATTGATGTTAATCTTGAGTTCGTCAAGTTTGTCGATGTACTCGGCTGCATAGTAGTCAGCCATAGTTGCTTCCGCATATGTATGCGCAAGCTCCATCGGAGTAACGTTGCCGTTACGCGATTTGGTTGTGGCAGAGCCAGTGCCGATTTTTTGGAATCGAGCAGTCGAACCCGTCACATTCGTCGTGCGAACAGTGTTCCGAAGCTTGGAACCCATGCGCTGATAAGCCATGTGAACTTCAGTTTCGAACTGCTTGATAAAGGCTTGATCAATTGTGTTAGCCATTTTCAGAGTCCTAAGTTGAACGTGGGTCGGGTGTCCGATTAATATTGTAAACGCGGGTATCCCTTACGGGGCCGCTCAATGAATCACGGGCCGTGATTTCGTCACTAATTCAATATTTGGATTCACGCAAGTCCTTGATAGAGAAATCATAGTTTCCCCATTCTTCACAAACTCATACTCAGGGCAGAACTCCAAGAAAGTAAGCCATTGTATCATTGAGTGATTTTGCATCCAAACATTGCAATTAATTACAAGGAAGTGTTCCTGATAAAAATCAATCAAATCTATAGAGGCTCTGGCAAAACGAACAAAGTTGCGTTTCATTTTGGAAGAAAACATTGCCCACATAATCCCTTCACCGGGAACGC